AATTAAATCCTAAATATCTTTCTGTTATAGTTTCTAAATTATCTGCATAAAAAACATCGTATGCATCTGTAAATAAAACTACATCATTGTCTGGTAACTTGTTGATATATTCTCTTAACAAGTTTACCTTATGTCCACCACCAGGGCCTACCATATCAGTTCCCTGCCACTCTACATTGTTTCCTAGATTTACTATATCTATTCCACAATGCCTAGCACTTGTAAATAATCTAGAACATTTCTTTCTATCTGTGCCAATAGTAAGAGGATGTACTTTAAAATTTCTAGCTGTGCCTGCTGGAACTTCTATATCACTTGGACTTACATCTCTGGATATTTGATTACAAGAATCTTCTTTTAATGATACTACGTTAGTCAAAATTTTCTCCTTTATTAATTTAGGTACATATTCATCAGCAGGAATAATTTTATCTATATTATCTAATAAAATTTTTGCCGTTGAAGGTTTTATTATGTAGCCTGTTAAATTATAAGGATAAGAAGGTATCTCCAATTTATCATCTATACTTATAACTTTTTCAGGTTCGTTCTCGTTTTTCTGTAAGTATATAAAATCGTATTTATCTATTAAGTCTTTGTAGTATTCTTCATCCCATCTTTCATTTACTACTGCATCATCTTCTAAAATAATAACAGGTTCATCTAACTCTAAACATCTTTCCCATGTTTTTTTGTGAGATAAGAAGCATGCTACTTCACTTTTTAAAACTGGTCTGTTTCTAAAAGGGTCTCTAAACCCTTCATCAACTATAAAGTCATCTAGTCTTTTATAGTCTATTGCTTTTATAAATTCATAATTTATTAAATTATTTTTATAAAATTCTTTTTTTCTATCTGTTCTTCGCTGTAAACTTATAACTAATTTCTTCATTATAAGATTGTATCATATTACGTAAACTTAATAAAAGTAGTAGAATTTGCTATAGGAAAAGAACCTGGAGCAGGTAAGTTCCAACTGTAAACAATATGAGGTACACCAGCAACAGTATATGAAGCAGTTGTTGCAGCAGTTCTGTTTAATTGAAACCCTACCTGTACAGCATCTGCTTCACTAGTTAAGCCATAACTATCTCTTACTGTTCTAAAATGCACAGTTGTCCAATCAGTATCACTCGTACTTGCATTACTTCCTGCAAATACTAATCTTAATGCTAAAGTAAAAAAGCCAGCTTCCATGTAACCAAAGGCTATTACTTGTTTATTACTTTCAAAATCATCACTAAGGTCTTCAAAATCTACTCCACCAAAAGCAGTATAAGAAGATGTGCCATCGTATGCAGTACCAGTTGATTGAGATGAACCCATTTGTTGAAGTGAACCGTAGTAAACTCCGTTGTTTGTTCCCCATCCTGTCCAAGTATTTTGTTGCTGGTTTTTATTAGAACCTGACGAGTTTGTTACTCTGCCACTATCTATTTTAAAAACACTTTTAAAATCATCTGCTGACATAGTAGTTGTACTAGTAGCTTCATTTTGATTTAAAGAATTTTGTGGTACTTTACCATCACCTTGACCACCGTTAAGAACTGGTGAACGGTCAATATGTTTTTGATTATTTAATGACCAAGCAGATGTGCTTGTAGAATTACTATTTAAAGTATCAAAGACATCTCTCATGCCATCAAAACTTACGTTTTCATTACTTAATGTACTCATGTTAAATCTATTGTTATATGTTTATGTGTTACGTCAGCCCAATCATAGCTAGTTACTACATCCTCAACTACTAAGGTTGAATTATCAAGATGAGTGTTATAGCTATATACATCTGGATTACTTAATAACGTAGCTAATGCTCCGTCTGTTTCTACAATTCTTGTCATCTTAGTTATACCTAAACTTTTTAAATAAGTATATTTAGGAGTCCAAAAATCATTTGTAAATGCATAAGCTCTTGAGTTATTTTTATTAGGTCTACTTAAACACCTTTCTTCTACCCAAATGTTTCCATTTATATAGCCATTATAAAGATGTAAGATATATCCATCTTCTTGCATTGCTAACGACTTAAAATTATGGTCAGCATTTTTTACATTAACATTACCTATACATCTTAAAAACCTTTTCCAAAAAGATTTCTTTTGCTCTTGTGTAAGATTATTAAACTCTTCTGTAGTTATATTACAATGAGAATAATTAAAGTTTTTCTTTCCGTCTAAATATTGTTCGGATGAAAGATAAAACTCATCTAATACTCCTGTTTCTTCTAAATGAATTACATTGTCATCATTTAACTCTATACAAGTATATGCCATTATTTATTCTCTAAGTCTTCTAACCTTCGTTGTATATCTTCAAACCCTTCCATATCCTGTAGACATTTTGGAGGATGTGAGTCTTCAGCTAATTCTTTGATAGCTTCGATTAATAAAGGAACTAACTTATCGTACCAAACAGTTAAGTATTTCTCATCAATAGGAGCTTCTGTTACTACCTCTGGTAATACATCTTGAACCTCTTGAGCTGATACACCAACTTGTCTACTGTCATTTTCATAACCAAGTTGTTTAGCTGTCTCATTCTCTCTAAAGTAATAACCACTTAGAGCTAATACTTTTTCTAGAGCATTAGGTATAGTACCCTCAAAGTCTTTTAGTCTTTCATCAGAATAGAAAGCTGTGATGTTATTAGTTGCTCTAATCTCACCTGCTGTAGTTGAAGCTGCTGTTCCAATACCTAAGCTATTAACTTGAGCATTTGAGTTTGTAGTAAATCCACCTGCTTCACCTTTCTGTCCTTTTTGACCTGTACCTGTAGCACCTTTTTGACCTTTCTGACCTACTTCACCTTTCTGACCTTTATCGCCACCTTGACCTTTTTGGCCTTTCTGACCTACTTCACCTTTCTGACCTTTGTCACCAGTAACTGAAGCACCTGTTGCACCTTTCTGACCTTTTTGACCAACACCGACTTCACCTTTCTGACCTTTATCACCATTAGTACCGTTAGTACCTGGTTCACCTTTTTGACCTTTTGAGCCATTAGTACCGTTAGTACCTGGTTCACCTTTCTGTCCTTTAGCACCTGTAGCACCTACTTCACCTTTCTGGCCTTTCTGACCTTTATCACCTGTGCCACCTGTGCCACCTGGTTCACCTTTCTGTCCTTTAGAACCATTAGAACCGTTAGTACCTGGCTCACCTTTCTGGCCTTTAGCACCGTTAGAGCCGTTTGTACCAGCTTCACCTTTCTGGCCTTTAGCACCGTTAGAGCCGTTTGTACCTGCTTCACCTTTCTGACCTTTTGAGCCGTTAGAACCGTTAGTACCTGCTTCACCTTTTTGTCCTTTAGAACCGTTAGAGCCGTTAGTACCTGCTTCACCTTTTTGACCTTTCTGGCCAGTAGCACCTACTTCACCTTTTTGACCTTTAGCACCTGTTCCACCTGTTTCACCGACTTCACCTTTCTGGCCTTTTGCACCTGTTCCACCTGTGCCACCTACTTCACCTTTCTGACCTTTAGCACCATCGTTACCATCGTCTCCATCAGAACCGTTAGAACCTGCCTGACCTTTCTGACCTTTCTCACCTTTAGCACCTGTGCTACCTGTTCCACCTACTTCACCTTTTTGACCTTTTGAGCCATTGCTTCCGTTAGAACCTGCTTCACCTTTTTGTCCTTTATCACCGTTAGTACCGTTACTACCAGCAGCACCTACTTCACCTTTCTGACCTTTTGAACCGTCATTACCATCGTTACCGTCTCCACCTGTTGCACCTGTTTGACCTTTCTGGCCTTTCTCCCCTTTAGCACCTGTTGAACCAGTAGAGCCGACTTCACCTTTCTGACCTTTAGAACCTGTAGCTCCTACTTCACCTTTCTGACCTTTAGAACCAGTAGAGCCTGTAGAACCTACTTCACCTTTCTGACCTTTGTCACCTTGGTCTCCAGTTCTTGCAAAGGTTACAATTAAGTCTTCACCATTTGAGAATGAAGATGCTGAACCACTTACATAACCTACAGGAACTTTAAAATATCCTGAAGCTTCTGTTATAGAACCACTAATTGTAAACAGAGCAAAGTCTGAAGAATCTAATTTATTTGATATTCTTACATGACCTTTAATAGTAGAATCACTATCATCAATAGTTCTTAGATAACTTTGTATATCAGTACCACCTGAATCTTGGTCATCAATATATAATATACTTGCACTAGATACAGTACCGTTATTTAATCTTAACTCACCATTACCTGGGTCTGCATCTGAAGTACCTGTATCAAAGTCATAAGCAAATGTTTGTCCACCAAAGTTTCCTTCTTGTCCTTTTACACCTTTCTGACCTTTCTCACCTTTCTGACCTTTAGAACCTGTAGCTCCTACCTCACCTTTCTGTCCCTTAGAACCTGTAGCACCTACTTCACCTTTTTGTCCTTTTTCACCTTTCTGTCCTTTAGAACCGTCATTACCGTCATTACCAGCAGCACCTGTGTTACCTGTTTGTCCTTTTTGACCTTTCTCACCTTTTGAGCCATTAGAACCATTAGTCCCTGCCTCACCTTTTTGACCTTTAGAACCAGTAGAACCTGTGTTACCTACCTCACCTTTCTGACCTTTATCACCGTTTGAACCATTACTACCAGCAGCTCCGACTTCACCTTTTTGTCCCTTAGAACCATCGTTACCATCATTACCAGCAGCACCTGTGTTACCTACTTCACCTTTCTGTCCTTTAGAACCTGTAGCACCTACTTCACCCTTTTGACCTTTTTGACCTTTAGTACCATCTGAAGCAGCACCATCAACACCAGCTTCACCTTTCTGGCCTTTATCTCCTGTAGCACCTACTTCCCCTTTTTGTCCTTTAGCTCCAGCAGCACCTGTGTTACCTACTTCACCTTTTTGTCCTTTGTCACCGTTAGAACCATTATTACCTGTAGCACCTACTTCACCTTTCTGACCTTTATCACCGTTAGAACCATTTGAACCAGCAGAGCCTGTAGCACCTACTTCACCTTTCTGTCCTTTGTCACCATCTGAACCATCATTACCTGTAACACCTACTTCACCTTTTTGACCTTTAGAACCTGTAGCTCCTACTTCACCTTTTTGTCCTTTCTGACCTACTTCACCTTTCTGACCTTTAGAACCAAGAACTCCACCTTCACCTTTCTGACCTTTATCACCTTGTAAAGCTACATCTGATATAGTTCCTTTTTCCCAAGCACTTGCACTTACATCATAGTAAGCTATTAAGTCTGTGCTTGTAGCATCTGTACCTGTACTAAATCCTGTTAAAGCACTTGCAACATTTGATGAATCTGTAACATCAGCACTAGCTTCAATACCGTTTAACTTAGTATGGTCAGCATCAGTAAATACATTAGAATCACTAGCAGATTCTACTAATGCTCTAATTTCTGCTGCTGTTTGGTCGCCAGTAGCTCCAGCTTCTATACCATCTAATTTAGCATGGTCTGCTGTTGTAAAGTTTTCATCTGTTTGTGATGCTACAACAAAATCTATTGTTCCATCACTATCTTGATATGTAACACTAATACCTGTTTCAGTATTACCAGTAAGCATTCCACCTACTATATCTTGTATTTCTTCATCTGTTTGGTCTGCTGTAGCACCAGTTTCTATACCACCAAGTTTAGTTACTTGAGCATCTGTAAATGCATTTGTATCTGAGTTAGCTTCATATAAACTTTTTATTTCACTAGCAGTTTGGTCTCCTGTAGCATTTGATTCTATTCCATTTAGTTTAGTGTGGTCAGCATCTGTAAATACATTTGAGTCTGTTGCTGCTTCAACTAATGCTCTAATCTCAGAAGCAGTCTGGTCTGCTGTAGCATTTGCTTCTATACCATCTAACTTACTATGGTCAGCAGATTCAAAAGGAACTGAAGCTGTACCATTAATAGTTAATGCATCTGTTTCTAATGTACCATCAATATCTACGTTTCCTGATATATCAAGATTTGTAAATACTGAAGTACCTGTTCCTGTAATTTTTCCTGTTACATTTATAGGATGTGAAAAATCAAACTCATCGTTTGTTGCATCCCATAATAAAGTTGCATCTGTTGAGGAATTTACTGCATCTTGTATAGTAATACCAGCACCATCTGCTGAACCTGATGTATCTCCTGAACCTTTGTTAATTGTTATGTTTTTATCTTCTACATCTAAAGTAGCAGTATTAAGAGTAGTTGTAGTTCCATTTACAGTTAGGCTTCCTCCTATGGTAGCATTACCTGTAGTTGTAACTGTAGCAAAGTTTACATCTGCATTTGTTGCAACTGATTGTCCAATAGCTACTGTAGGTGTAGCACTTTCGCCTGAGTTATTACTTAGAGTAACACCAGTTCCTGCTACTAAACTATCAACATAGTCTCCTGTTGTATCTGTACCTAAAGCAACTGAATTAGCTGCTACAGTTGCAGTCAATGTTGCATTTGCTAAATCTGAAATAGTTACACTACCAGTTAAGTCTCCAGCTAATGTAATTGTAAAATCATCTGCATTAAAATCTAAAGTACCATCACTATCTTCATAAGTTACACTAATACCACTTTCAGTATTAGAAGAAACCATAGCACC